ATACTATCGTCCTAACTGGGAACAGATTGATGGAACAACAGAGTCTGTGATACAGTATAGAACAATACAGGGTCTATATACGGAAGGTGTACGCGAAGAGGATGCAGCAGCCAGAGAAATAGGATATCTCACACAGGCGATGAAACCTTCTATATCACAAACCGGAATAAAGCTAACTGCCATAAACTATACAGGTCTCTTACAGAATATGTATTCTGTATTCGGAGCACAGCTTAGCACGTCAGACCAATCAGATGCAGAGCTGATAGTAGACTTCTGGACAAATACCGTAAAGGGATACTATCAACAAGAGCTACTCGGAGGCGGTCTAGATATGACTCAGCTGATGGGCGGAGGCTCACTTGCAGGCGGATTAGGGGATCTCATAGCAGGAGGAGCTCCGGCAGTTGTTGCTTCTGTAAATGTAACACAGAACATGTTGAATTCATACACATTCCTGAAGTCCAAGGGGTTATCGAATGCAGGAGCAGTAGCAATACTAGCGAATATTCAACGTGAGTCAGGATTCAACACAGCTGCAATTGGTGATCATGGAACTTCCGGAGGTCTATGTAAGTGGCACGATACACAACCTAATGCAGGAAGATTCACTAACATGAAGAACTTCTGCGGAGCACAATGGGCTAACAACCTGAGCGGTCAGTTAAACTTCTTGATACATGAGCTACAGACGGGATACAAGTCAGTGTGGTCGTACCTGATGTCAGTTCCTAACTCATTAGCTGGAGCCAAATCAGGAGCAGATTACTTCGTGCGAGTATTCGAGGTACCTGCAGCTGTAGATAACGAATCAAAGACACGTCAAGATTACGCAGTAGACATTTGGAACAAGGTGGCAAGTTAACATGATAATATACGGATATGTGAAAGCACAACAGTATACAAACGACGGTACGATGCAGCTGAAGGTACGCATTCCGTCTATCCATGGCCCATTCAAGCAAACAGCGAATACCCGACAGGGATATACACGTGACGATGATCTCCCGTGGTATAGCTCATTGCTGCTCCCACATCTACCGAATGAGGGTGAGGTTGTAGCACTTGAGTCAGTAAACGGAACTAACAGTAGCGATTATATCGTCATCGGGTTAACTGGCGGTAACTACTATACAGGAACAATACTATCGAGTTAGGAGGCAAGTAGATGAATACATGTTCAATCAACTTTCCGAGCATGTTTGATGTAGCTCGAAATCGAACAGGTGTAGCTACTGATTCTGCATCAATTGTAAGTAGAGTCAAGCTACTACTAACAACGGAACCGACTGAGCTATACATGAATCCCACATACGGAGTAGGCCTGAAACGATATCTGTTTCAGTATAACAACGACAATATCATCGCAGAGATGCGTGATAGAATAGTCGAGCAGCTTCGCATATGGGAACCTTGCGTGGATCCAGACAAGACGACGCTTACACGCGGCTTAGATTACACAGGAGAAGGAAACGAATTGCAGACAGGCAACGTGCTAAATCTAACACTTACTGTCTATTCCATATATGGCGAAGCATTAGAGATCAATCTATAAGGCATGGAGGACAATATGAGCGAAACACAGAAAGGAATAGTGAAGTATTCTAGTAGAGATTACGAATCTATCATGAAAGACTTCTGGGAAGTCGTTCCGACACTCACTGAGCTGTGGAAGCCGGAAGCGGAATCAGACCCAGGAGTAGTATTAGGTAAGTTCCTAGCTAGCTGCAGCGATATGCTGTCAATCAACTTAGACTTACTCATCAATGAGCTGTATGCACCTACTGTATCACAGAGAAAGAATGCAGAGAAGATCTTCGCACTCATCGGATATGACTTGGGATTCTATCGTGCAGCTACAACAGAAGTAACAATAACAAACACAACAGACAGCTCACTTACTCTTGATTTAGGATTCAACGGATCTAATTTCTGTACGTTGAATGCATACACTGATATCACTAATCAGGACCGAGTAATCACTTACAACATACTTCCGATGACATCTAGTTACGGCGCAGCTAGCAGCCGGAGCACTCGACAGACAGTAGCCCCCGACTTAGATGTATTCTCAGGAAACGACATAGTGACGTTGAAGCCAGGACAGTCATGTACAAGAGTAGCTGTAGAAGGCGAGTTGAGATCCTTCACAGTTCCAGTTGCAGACGTGAAAGCAAACAACTGTATCATCACACTTCCGTCACAACATGTTGACACAACACGTGTTTGGCTGAAAGCTAAGTCATCACTATCATCTGATGATTACTTAGATACACAGTGGATCCAGGTTCCGTCATCAATTGACTTCATGACACCTGAGCCCAGATTCTGTGTCATGTACGATAACTACTCTAACGCACAGATAGCTATCAGTAACTATCTGAATCAGTTAGAGAACTACGAGAATAACTACTTCATCGTCTACTGGATAGATTGCTCAGGCGTTATCGGATGTGTCGGCGAAGATGTATTGACGAACCTCCTGTTTGCGAAGTCAAACGACGTCACATTCGAGTCAGGCGATATAACAGTTTCTAACCTCGCAAATACCGTTGAATTACCTAACACCTATACAGTTACGGGTGCTAGTCCAGAAACGGCGCATGAGGCATATATCAATAGTAGAAACTATATCAACACTTGGGACAGCTTAATCACACTTCCAGATTACAATCGCTTCCTCAACAGAGAAGCAGGACTTGATTGTGGACTAGTAGTAGATTGCCAGAAGGTACTTGAATACAACTTGTCAGTATACAATGATGAGACTCTCACAGAGAGCCAGAAGAAGAAAAAGTATATCACCAATTACGACTTCCCTGCAGGAAATGAATCCTTCGACTGGAGCGCTGCATTGTCATTGGGATTTGACCCATCAGATCCACAGAAGTTTGTATTCGCATCTAACTTCAAGACATACACAGCAATGTGCTTCGCAATTCATAATGATTTCAAGAATAGCTCATTCGGAGCTGGCCAGGTAAGTAAGGCAGAGGTTAGAAAAGAAACTAACTTCACTAGATATAAGCCACCGGAAAAGTTTATCACATCTGTTGAGAGAGACTTCGAGCCGCTGCAGTCAATGGCTGTATCGCTTGACTTCGGGTTCACACGTGTATTCAACTTCTTCGTTGTAGGTCAGCTGTATCTTAAGTCCCCTGTAAGCGCAGAAGTAGGAAAGCAGATTATCGCAGAAGTCAAAGAGGCACTTGCAATCTTCTTCGCTCCTGCAAACAGATCATATGGTCAGTATCCTACAGTCCCTGAGGTCCTCAAGGTAGTAACAGGCGCAGACGACAACATCGCATTCTTCGATGGAGGTAGCGCAGTTACTTCTGTAATCACCTGGGATGATTGCGACGTAGAGTATTTCAATATGCTCAGCTTCGCACGATACTTAGAGCCTACTGACTTAGCAAGCGATCCTATCCGAATCGCATCTGACTCACTAATCAAGTAAGGAGGGCGCAGATGAATTTCACAGACATCGCTGTTCCTGAAGCCTACAAAGAGAGCTCCGACTTCCGCTTCTTTCTGAAGTGGTTCGGCGAATGCCTCACAAAGGTACAGGACGAAACAGAAAACATGATAGATATGCTAGATCCACTTCGGTGCCCTAGACAGCTACTCTGGCTGCTGGGGTCTACTGTTGGATTCAAGTATGATGATAGATTAACAGCTGCATTCAACAGATTAGTGATACTTCACTTTGCATCACTCATTCGGAACCGTGGATCCAGAACCGGAGTTACTCTCGGTGCACAGATTAACATGGCGCAATTCAGCTTACTCAACTACGCACAGGAAGAGCCTATCATGGAAGATAGACTTGAAGATACTTCTGTTCCTATCAACAGCACATACGTTGCAGCTAATCATGACAAGGGATACATCGACATTGTATATTACTCAGATAAGATACCAACCGATGCTTGCTTAGAGTATGTTAGACCGATAGGCATGTATTGCTTCACTCACGCAGGTGTTAGATTAGATTCCAAGACACGCATCTCAGTAGATGCTCGACTTACTGATCAGAATAACATCGCAATGGATATCGGACCTACACGTGTTGGCCACTATCGCAGATACGACTTCGCATCAATGCAGCAAATGGTTGATAACGAAGGCAATCCATACGTCGCACCTAGAAAAGGAAGACCATGGTTCCGCAATTCAAAAGCAGAAGGTGAGCCTACTACACTCATCGATCCAGGATATAGATCATTGTATTCCTTACAGCTGTGCAACAATGAGCATATCGTTCGGTCTATTTTGCCAGAGGAGATATTCACACAGGGATATGGTCCGCAGGATGTTACAGTTGAATACCCAGAGGGATACTCTAAGATACCTGAATATCCTCAGTATAATCTACGATACGATCTGAAGTCAGAAGAAGACTTGAATCAGGATGTATCAACAATCGACTTAGATAGATCAAAGGGACTGATGAATCCACGGCCTGCATTAGGGCCTGCAATGGCTTGCTTCGGCGATGCAATTCAAATGAGTCCAAATAACACTAAATTCACTAAGGTAGATGAATCCGGACACGTCAGTGTTGTAGACGTCCATCCAGATGAGTAATCAACCTTCAATATCAGTGAGAGGTTATGAACTATGGATAATTTCCCAAAGACAGCACAAGGAGTAGCAACTCCTGCAACAGAAGAAGATATAGCGTTAGACGAGTTCGGATACACACATCCAGACTTGCATAGACGTATAGATCCAACCGCAGGAGAAGGACAGGTAGCCGATAGACGCTACACTATCGGAGTATATGACGGAATACATTCTACTAGGACAGTAGAAGAATTCTATCATGATGAGGAATCAACTACTTGCGAAATACCGTAGGAGAGACAATATGGCAACAGGCATTTTAGAATTAGCAAAAAGTCTCGGAGTAACACAGAATGTTTCTATTCGAGTTATAGATGAGCCTACTGGAAAGCTAGTATCTGAGCACGTAGGCCACAACGCAGCGACTAACACGCTGCTCATGGGCATCGGATATTATCTGCTAGGCAACACAACAGCAGTCCGTGACACACGTAACTTCCTGCCTACACACATCTCACTCGGTACGATGGGGTTGTCTAGCCAGGACGAAGATGAGAATGGATTGCCGACAGGCGTAGGTACCATTGAAGGCACAGAAGAAGAAAGATTCATCGACTACTTGTCAAAAGTACCAGGATTCGGCTCAGATGGCTATTCTGATTACTACATCAATAGCAGAGAATACTTTGGACCCGGTCCTATGTTTCAGGACAGAGCATCTGAGCATACAATCGGATGCGAGCTTATCTCATCATCATTCCCGAGAGGTAAGATCACACACAGAGAGATGATACCAGAGTATCAATCCGAGCATCCGAAGACAATCGACATTGTATACAGTGCGATGATATCTACAGGAGCTCTTGCGCAATTCAGAGAGCTTGGAATGGATCACATCTTCATCAGTGAAGTAGGTTTGTGGAACACAGC